GTTCCTATGTCCTGCGTGACGTGTTCCCGGATGTGCTCAAGGGCATGGCAATTGCTGAAGAGGAAAAAGATAAAGAAATCGATATCACCCCTGCTGCACCAGAAACCAGTACAGAGAAGGCAAATAGCGGATCGTCATCGCTGAAAGCGCGCATGGCCAAAAAGAAAGATGCTGTCGAGTCGGTGGCTACAGAAATTGACCTAACCCCGTACTACCAGCGTATTGATAACGCCACTTCTCTTGAGGAACTCGATCAGATCGGTGCTGACATTGCTGAGTTGAATTTAGGTGAGCCAGCTAAGTCTGAAATCGGCGAAGTGTTTAAAGCCAAGCGTAAAGAGCTAAAAGCTGCCCAGGCTTTTCCCGATGAATCAATTCAGTCAGTAATTAACGAGATCAGCAACACGACCGATCTGGAATCACTTAACGCAATTATGGCTTCACGCTTTGAGCCCTTCACGGCTCAGATGACTGAGGAGCAGATCAGTCAGATTAATTCAGCGTATGAAGCACAAGAAGCGGCGCTAACGCCATGAGTTATTCCTACTCTTCTATGACCCGCGTGCTGCTTGTGCAGCACAAAGGTCGGGTTAGAACTTACCGCAACATCAACCTATTCGGTATTGATGATTGCCTTCGAAATTTTGCGAACACCTGGGGGTACAGATGATCTTCAGAATTAAAAAGAAGCATGAAGTTGGCTTTAAGCTTTGGCTAGAAAAATTGGGTTATGCCAAAAATGAACTTGCGGATGGCAGCTCGACATTTAGCGGCAAAGGCACACGCAAGACACTGAGTTACGTGCTCTTAAAGAAAGATTTAACAGGTAATGCGGCATGTCAGGTGCTATTCGATGAATATGAAGAACACCTGGATAACCCTGATTATTTAGATGTGAAGGTGGCGTGATGGATATCGAAAAATTAAAAACTGAATTTGAGCAGACTGAATGCTTTAAACGTCTTGAGCATGTTGCGCAATACACCTTCTTTGAATTTGGAGCATACATCAAACGTACTGATGTTCCTGCTGACATTGAAAAGAAGTGTGGAAAATTAATCACAGCACTTCTTTTTAGTTGGTCCGCCTGGAAGGAAGCCAAAACCCAAGCGGTGCCGGAGTGGAAAGATTACACAGTTGAATCGCCTCGCATTGATGGCCCGTACCAGATCTTTATTATGAACCAACAATTGGTCGCAAAATGGGAGTCACCTTGGGGCTTCTCATCTATAGAAGATGGTGACGCACTCAACCAGGAATTAATCACACATTGGTCTGTGTTGGGCAATGATCCAGCAATCGAACCACGGGAGCCAGCCAATGACTGAAATTCAACAAACAAACATTGCTGTGGCCAACTTCATCATTGACGAGCTGCACAAGGACAAGCCTTTTAATTTGGCTTTGGATGCAGGTGAAACGGGTGCTTTGTACCACATTGCGAGTGAGTCACATCACTTGCACAGTGACTTTGTTCGCAAGCTGGAAGCAACCTTAAGACAGCGCGTGAGCAATGGTACTGGCGTGATTCTTGAGATTAATAGTAATGCTGACCTGTATTACCACATGCTGAGCAGCTACATCGCAAAGCACGATCGGTTTGGAGTGGTGAAGGTTTTGGGAGAAGTGAGCTGATGGGAGCACTTAAGTACACCATTACAGTTGAAGCTGATGTTGAGCCTCAGCTTTATCTTGGACAGAGCATCTTTGGTGGGAAAATTGTTCAACTTAAGATGGAAGATTTGCCCGCTTTGGTTCCAGTGTCGTGGTTGGTTGAAAAATATGGATTAACCAAAACCACAATCATCAAAAAGCTTGAGGGCTATAACCAAGGAACTGAAGGTAAGCATCTTTATGAAACCAAGGTGGCCATGATGATACTATCAAAGCCACAAAGAAATAAACGCGGATCAAAACGGGTCAATTAGACCCGTTCAGCATCTCACTGATTTCGCTTGCTGTGGGATTATAATAAGTATTAATCAAAATGCCAGCAGTCTTGTGACCAGTAATTTTCATTAGAATCTCAATTGGCACCTTTCTTAATTTAACTAATCTGGTAATCCCTTCATGTCGGGTATCATGGAAGTGTAGTTCCTTGATGTTTGCCTTTTTCACCCTTTTGCTAAACGTATTTTGAAAAGTGCTGCTGCTTATATCAATTAACTTGTCGGATCCGTTGTCTGGAATTAGTTTTAATAACTCTTTCGCACTATCCATTAACGGCACATCACGCGAATGGCCATTCTTTGTGTCAGGCAGATGAATATAGTCTTTATAGATATTCGACCTTTTAATGGATAGTATCTCCCCTTGTCGCATAGTTGTTTCAATAGCGAAAAGAAAAGCCCAAGCGATAAAATGCTGTATCTCGGTTGGGATCTGCCCTCTTTCATAATTATGAGCTTCTAGTACCAAATCAATTTCAGCATTGCTTATGCGTCGATTTCTTGATTTTGGCTGAGATGGTTTGCTAACCATGGAGAACGGATTGCTTTCAATAAGAAAAAGCTCTTTCTGTGCATAGGTAAATATGGCAGAAAATAAAGATATATCACGAAGCACAGTACCAACACTCACACTTTTTAGTCTTGAGTTGCGCCAGTCAGTCAGAATTTGTGGCGTAATGTCGTGCACTGACATTTCCGAGATGACGGGGTAAGTATCAAGAAATTGTTTAATTGAAATCCTGATGGTTCTGCTAGATTTTTTATGCCTTCCTATTTCCTCATAGTACTTATGCATTAATGCAGAAAATGGATAGTGTTGTTTGACTTCGCTTTGATTTTTATTTTGCTCAGTTTTCAATTCTAGAATTTTGAGCATGGCCCATTGCTCACATTCCTTTTCAGTATCTCGCGTAGCACTGATGCGCTTACCATTAAACATCAGCTCAATACGGTATGACTCTCCACGTTTCCTTGCTTTTGGTAGTTTCATTTCTGGCGTAATCTTGGCGTAAATAGTCTTTCATC